ATGAATGGTTTGAGGACGTTTATTGGAAAGGAATTTTCAATGGAGATGCACTTAAAAATGCAACAGGACAACAGTTAACAGTGGAAGAAGGAATTAAAGGAGCTTTACGAATTTTGAATTCTCATTCAATTAGTAGAAACACTTCAATGGCTTATTGCTATCAAAAAGAATACGGAAAGAAGAACAGATACGTATTAACAGCAGAGGAGCATTTTATAGTGTTAACAGAGAAAGAGAAGAAGAGATTTGTTAAAGTTGGACAAGAAACATGGATTGACTATAGAGTTGATTGGAAGATTAAAGAATGGTTTCGCTTAGTAGATTTAGGAAAGATACCAGCACACATGATTTTATACTGTATTAAGGATGAACCGCGTCCAAATGACAGAGTAGATGATTGTAAATCAAGAGCATTCTATATGGGAGCTTTTGTAGAAATGGTAATTTCAGTAATGATATTAGGTGATTTTATATATTCACTTGAATTGAATCACTATCACAGTGATGTAGCAGTTGGAATTAATCCCTACTCTAATCAGTGGGATGTTATGTACCGTTGGCTCAAAGCAATGGGAGATGAAGGCTATGCAGATGATGCATCAGGCTGGGACATTAATTTTCAATCGCTATCATATGCAATGTCTTTTACTTACCAATATTGTAAATGGTTTGAAATAACAGATCCGATCAAGATTCGGAGAGTTTACGCTATAACCTATGTGAATAATGTAGGATACTTGGTCATTCGTGACAAGGTGTATTTAGTGGCAATGAAATTTTCAGGAACTTTAACTACGTGTGTGGATAACTCTATTGCAAATTCAGTTCAAAATAGAATTGCATTTAGAGCATATTTTCCACTATTTGTATTCGAAGAGTACACTAGATTAAAAGTTTTTGGGGATGATTTAGTTCAAACCTTTAAAAAAGGGATAGTAATTGATTCAGTTCAATACAGAAAAATATTTTTGATTTTATTTGGTTATGAAAGAACAAATTGTTTTAAACAAGCAGGAGGAGAGATGGTAAAGTTGGAAGACATGGAATTTTTGAAACGAGCCTTTGCAGAAATGCATGGGAGAGTTTATGGAAGACTTTCAAGAGAATCTATACATGTCATGTTACAGTACATTATGGAGCCTACAGACAAAACGTATGAAGCTCAACTAGCAGTAGTAGGAGCCCAGGCA